TCGAGCAGCGGTTCCATGTACGCATCGAAACAGACTGCACATCATCAAACCGAGGACTATTACTCTTCTTCATCGAATTCCTCATCGTCATCGAATTGTTCTTCTTTGGCACGTCTCCGACGTTCCTTAGCAATACCAACTTCCTCAATACTTTTCACCTTATGGCAATCGCCACATAAGAGTTGTAAGTTACTTGAGTCACAAAACATCCGTTCAATGCACTCATCCCAAGTCGTGAAGCCCACTGCTGGGTCGATAATCGGGATTACGTGGTCAACAAAGATGTTCTTAACGCGTTTACGTTTATCCTCATCAAAGATAGTTGGGGGAACATGTGCCCCGCAACATTCGCATTGGTATAAACCTCTGCTGACGTGAGCACGTTTCTTGCACTGCTGTATCGGAGCCCATTTACGGGTTGCGCTTCTCAAATTGTTTTTAATGAAGCTGTTGAACTTAGCCTGCGACCACTTACCATCGCACTTGGTCAGTTCACCCATAGGTCTACCCAATAAGTACCTCCATTTCTTCTGCATGTCGCTCAGACTGTTGCCTGAGCTTGTTCGCCAAGTGTCCGATAATCTCGATCAACTCGGCTTTGCTATACTCTTCAATAGGCCTTCCCATCCAAAGCATCTTTCACCTCTTGATAGAAACCCACGATTACGAACCTGTGGCTACTGGCCTTTGGCGGCCAGCGAGAGTGGAACCTGTTAGCGTTGTAGATAACTGCATTGTTCGCCACCTCTGGCGAGAACTCAGTCATTTTCCAGAGCCCATCGTCCTCACGGAAGATCATACCCCTGCCCTCTGTGCCATGCTCAGGATGCTCAAAGAGCGCCGTTCCTGTCTGGCCTGTGGTAAGGTATAGGACACTAGCTACATCGGGCTCTATGCCCTGTATAAGGCCGTCTGAGTGGATACGAAAGGACGTATCGAGATCAGGGGAGTTATACCTGCAAAACATCTCCACGATTGACAGCGGTTTACCCCAAGCCTTCTCAACAGCGTCGGCTATGAATGTCTTGGCTGTTTGTGACAGCGCACAGACAGACATAATCACACCATCACCCAAAGGTAACGGAATGTAGTCTGAACGACCGAGTTCTATTTTGAGTTGATCAAGCTCGTCTTCTGATAACAGCCCCTCGACCATCATCAGTGTGTCACCACTTCTTTATCTGCCATGAACGCCCGAACCTCATCCCAACTGAAGAGGCACATGTCGCCATTCGGTCGCGCATCAATGCCGACGTTCATGGATCTGCCTCTCGTGGTCGTATAGCCCTGGTGAACATGTCCAAACAGGTTGTAGGCGCCATGCTGCATGCCATTCCACTCCCAAATGGGGAAGTGGCACATCACAACTTTCTGCCCTTCGATACTGATTTCCTTGTAGTCTTGACGGCTGACGAAGTACCTGTCGAACTTAGCCCGTCTCAACTGCGTATCATGGTTGCCATAAATCAGGTGAATCTCACCTGTAAGATGCTGTAGGATCTCTTCAGTCCCTTGCACTGTAGCAAAGGATACGTCTCCTAACAGAAAAACACGATCATCTCCCTTGACTTGAGCCTTCCAGTTGTCTATGAGACGCTGGTCATGCTCTTCCAAGGAACCACCACAGCGGGTGCCATGGCAGAATCGCTGGATTGCCTTATGGGAGAAATGCGGGTCTGATGTGAACCAGTCCGTCAAATCTGTTCCTCCTCCAAATTCAGGACCATCTGAACTACGCAGTCATAGATGGGCCAGTCTGACTCCACCACTACACACTCCCTTGTGGGGATGCGCTGGTGGTCCAGATAATCCCTCAGATCACGCAGATCCAGGGGGTGTATATCACTCATCTTGACGACTACATACCGCTCTTCAAGCCCTTTCATCGTACATCACATACTTAACTGGGGTTCCGTCCTCGTTAAGCTCCCGGATCATCCAAAGAAGGTCGGCTTGCTCCTGCATTTCTACCCGCCAATCTTCGCCGCATTTCGCTTCATATAGCCCCGCCACACATTGAAACAGTAATTCTTCTGTCCCCAGGTCAGCAAGGGACTCGAAAGCAAGGACCGGACCACCGCCCCGTAGACCGGGAATGTTGTCCGTGGAGTCCCCTGTGATAAGCTGGCTGTAAAAGAACTTAATTCCTTCACCTTTAACGACCTTTCTGTCTTTTGAGAGTCTGAGTTCACCTAAAAAATCCACCCTTTGTGGGCCGAATTGCGGTTGTCTGCCGCACTCCCAGCCAAAGTGCATGCCAGGAACCATGCGTAGATCCTTATCTCGTGAGCAGCAGATAACACTCAGTTGGTTCCCGTTGCGAATTAGCTCCACGCAGATCATGTCGTCTGCTTCCATACCATCAGCGATCACACACTCGTAGTTAGCGAGCATATACTCCCGGATGTTATTGTAGTGGAACGGTTTTTCTTGCTTGCGTCCTGCCTTGTAGTCCTTCTTCTTCGCTGTCTCAAAGCGGAAGTTGGGGGTGAACTCAATCTCAGGCTCACCCTGGTGCTTTTTCTTCTTGTTGATGGACTTGACCAGCTTTCGGTCACCAGTCAGATAGAGTACTGCTGGTTCAGTTGCCCAAACCAGCGCCTCGATTTCCCTGATTTTGTCATCAAGCAAGCCAGCTACGTAGTCGAACTCCCGTACAATGAACTCACCAGACTCAGGGTCAGTGTACTGACCACAGTTGGCAATTTCATACACGAGTATGTCAGCGTCTACTAATGGCTTCATGCCTTACACCTTAAGGTTGTGATATGCGTCGATCCAATCTTCGAACATGTACCATCGTGCAGCGAAGTTGGCGAACTCCTCCAACTCCTCAAAGCACGGGTGAGGCCACGGATCGGAGACCATAAGTGCATCCAGAAGCGCCCTGAAGGCAAACAGCGACATAGGGCACTCTGGTCTGCTCACTGGCACGACTCACACTCTTCAGGGGTGTCGCTGTTGCAAGCCACGCCAGAAAGAAAATCTTCTTCATCTACTTCCTCCTTAGGTGCAAAGTCAGAGTGATACGCCTCTTCCAGCGCAGCCAACTCGAACTCTTCCACTGGGGCGAGGTTCTTATTGGTGATCAGGAACGGTTTATCCTCCACCTGAATGTGATACTCCACCACTTTAGCGGCCAAGAACGCACGGCGCAGCAGGTATGGATCATTCTCCACCTCACGAATGAGGGTTTCACCAGCCAGATATACGATTGTGCCTTCTGGCAGACCATCAGCAGCGATGTCGTTACCCTCGATAAGGGCGAATTGACCAGCACTAAACTCTTTAACTTCCACAGAATACTCCAAGATTACTATACATGTAGACAACGAATGCCAGAAGGATGGCTATTGAACACCATCCTGCATCATTCACTGCCCAAGGCTTCACAGATTGCTTGTCTTTCTTCGACCGATAGCTGTGGCTGGACTGCATGGAGATTATCAAGGTCCACCCAGCGACCGCCCGAAGGGACGGTGCTGTGTTTCATTGTGAACCCGTTAGTCTCCCAGTCGTAAATCCACTCGCCGTTAGGCCAGATGTAGATTACCATGGGATATCGTCGTCTCCAACGTCTTCGGCATCAACATCCTCGTCACCCTCTGGCACTTCTACAGGCTTGCGAACTGGCTTGTCTTTCTTGACAGGCTTCACAGGACCGCGGAGTGCTTCATCCAAGGCGCTACCCTCGAACTCCAGGCTTTCCTTGATCTTTTCTTGCATCCAGTCAGGTAGCGACTTGAACACTTCCAGATCAGGGTTGTCGATGACAAACACTTTTGGTGGATTGACCAGCTCAGGAGCCTTGGCTGCTTCCTTAGGACGCATCGCAGCTACAGAACTGACGCCGTTTTTGACCTCACCCTTACTTTCGTACTGGTTGATAGTGACCATGCAAGGCTCACCAGCCAGCAACAGAAAGTCCCCACCGTATTTCTCGTCAGGGTCCAGGGCGTAGTAACGCTTGGTGGATTTGGCCAAGTCAGCTTCCAGGCTGAACAATGGGAACTGCTCAGACAACCAACGTGGCTTGTCTTCCAGGTCGTCACCATTCTCGTCCTTACAGAATTCGTCCAGGAACTCGTAGGTCTGATAGATGGTCTGAGCTGGTGGCTTGGCTACGCCCTTGAAGGGACGCTGTGGTTGTACGCCGAAGTCGATTACCTGCACAACTCGTGCTGGGTAAGTGCCTTCGTCCATTGGCTCCTGTTTAGGGCCGTTGGCTTTAGATTTTACTTTACGAGCATTCAATGCCATTGGGTTTTATAACCTCTTAGTGGATATTTGCATAGCTATCCCCGAACTCTACGGAGATATCAAGCTCTCGATTGAGCTTGAGTTCATCGTTGACAACCTTGACGGCATCCTTGAGCAGCTTTGTAAGCTCCTCACGATAACCCTTCTTGATTGTGACAATGATTTCATCGTGCATCTGACCTGTCAGTTGTGGACGCTTCTTACGAAACTCCATAATCCAACGGTCAAAGCAGTAGACACCTGTACCTTGGTTAAGTGTGGAGAACCGGTCCTTCTCATACCGCAAGTTGTACCAGAACTGGCTGACAGGATTGTACAGCCACATACCACCTAACACTTTCTTGACCAATTGCTCCTCAGCAATGGCAAGCACAGACCAATTACGTTTCCAGTAGGCGTCTTTGAAACGCTCACCTTCAGCCAGGGGACGGCCAATAGCTCGGGCAATTGCTGCTGCCCCAGCGCCATAGACCGCGGTGTAGTTACCTTTCTTACCTACAGCTCGTACAACTTTCAAGGCTTTGTACACGGGTGTCTGTTCAAACTCTTTGTCTGCACCCTTGTACAGCTTCCCATCATCCTCTGACATAAGACCAGCAAAGACAGCAATGTCGATATGGGGATCGAAGTCATCTTCCAACATGGAAGAGACGTACTCAGGATCGTGAGGCCACATGTAGTGTTGCTTCGTGCGGTCCTCCAGCCCCTTCATATCACTGCCGCCCAGTTCATAACCTTCAGGGCACACCAGACAAGCACGTATGTCAGCGCCATAAGGCTTATCAATACCCGGAAGGTTGACAACCACCCGATGCTTGAAGCGTAACGTGTTGGTGAGTCCTTGGATTTTCGCTTGGACATAACCATCTTCATCCACGTTATCCAAGAATCCGTTCAGCACGCCGATGCGGTGAGTAAGGATGGAGAGACCTTCCAACACAGCCAATCCTGGCTCAAGTGGAAACAACTTCTTGATGGAAGGGCACACGCCCTTGCCTTCCTTGAGGTTGATTTGGGGGATCTTTCTTACGTCCCCGGTCGCTTTGTCCCGTTTAAATTCAAAGGTTTCAGGCACCCAACCTAGGTCGTAGAGCCACGCCTTTACTTGTGGATGCGAGCCGGGGTTAGGTTCCTTGACCTCCACAACTACTTCCACTACTCCTTCCGTATCTGGTGCAAGGCCGTGCTTATCTAAAAGCTCAAACCATGCCTTGCCTGCCTCTGACATCTCCTTGTTGAGTTTGTAACATTTGGCTGGCTTCTTAAACTTCCCGTACTTGGGAACCTTAGGCATAGCCAATGCCAGTTCTTTGACTTTCTCCTGTTGCAATGCGACCAACTTGTCGCGGGTCTTAGTGCAATGGTCTACGTCTAGGAGCCACCGTGAGGCTTCCTGCTCCCTCGCACAGTCCATCTTGAAGGTAAGGTAGTCTATGAGACGCCACGCCTTCTCTTCGTCACCGTAGAGCTTCAGAAGGTCCTTCCAGATCTTCTGCCATAGCTTCGTGTTGATCTTTACGTCTTCCCTACAGCGATTGATATACTCCTCAATCGGTAGGTTATCCCAATCCTCAATGGGTGGTTTAGGTACACCAAACTCCTCTCCCCAGTCCGCCAAGCCATGCTTAAGCCGCTTTGGGTACAAGTACCAAGACAATGCAAGTGTATCCACCAGCCGTGCCTTAATCTTTATCCCCAGAATCCGCTCAACAATAGGAATGTCGAACCTGACGATGTTGTGGCCGATAAGAACATCAGCCTTGGCGAAGAAAGATCGCTCGCGGTCATAATCAACCTCGTCATAAATCTTGCCGCCAACTTGCATCGCCACACAGTGAATCTTTGTCGGTTTAAACCCGTCACCTTCGAGGTCAAATACGGCCTCAAGCAATATTAACCCTCTTCACTTTGAACAACCCATAAGTTCTAACCAACAGGGTTCCATTTAGTGCATTGGCAGCCATCAGCGCATACTTAAAAGCTGGCTGCTCACACCATAGGTAGTCCTTGCCACCCATCCTGTAGTACACTCCCCACACCTCACGTTCCATAACGTGCAATTACCTCCTCTTTAAAGCGGACGATCACCTTTTTGATGGTCTGCCACTTGTGGTTGGTGAGGCACTCGATCTCTCGTGGCAAGTAATGCTTCTCGAAGTACAGCAGGAGAATCTCCTGATGGTCTTCCATCTTGCCGTCGATCATGGCATAGATCTGACGCACTAACTCCGTCTCGTCTACAGGCATTTCTTGAGGATCATACTGCTCCTCGTCGAACTCCTCACCCATACCAAACAACCATTCAGCACGCTTGTAGTCACGCAGGGCGTTTCTCAAGATTGTGCTGAACCATGCACCCAGCTCCTTCTGTTCAGGATTGAACGCGTCCCAGTAGATCAGGGCACGCACTGACGCCTCCTGTAGCACGTCCTCAGCGCCCTCAGGGCTACCTGCTCCATAGGTTAGCCGACGTACTAAGTCGTCCCTGTTGTCAGCGTAGAACTTTCCAAAGACCTCATTCTTGTCCATGAAGGATTGCTTCCTCAAGCTCAAGCAACTGTGCCAGTGCAGACTTCCCATATGGATCTTCACAGAAGTCACACACACCACGCTCATTAAGCTCACCGACTTGCATGCACTCAGTGCATTTGCCGACTTGACGATCTGGTTCTGGTGCGTACATTATTGATCTAACTCTTCAAAGTGGGTTGTGTTGCGGTTCCAGTACAGTGGGAAGTTGCCTACCTCACCGAACTCCCTGTCTTCCAACAGCTCAAGCTCGCGGATGTTACGGATTTGATCGTTCAAGATCGCATCCTTGTTACCCTTCAGTGCAAGCATGTAGTTACAGGAACGCATCATAGCCCGAGAGCCAGCGAACTGGTTCGAACTTACGTCCCCACCAAGCTCGTGAGGGCAATTACCGAGGCCGATATATTTACCGTCCTTATAGGACTTCAGCCGTGCATCTTTGCTGATGTTGTTTTCTGGAGCTTTCAAGTGGACGAAGATGAACACGACGATGTTCAGGTCGAGGGCCATTGCTGCCAACTCTTGTGCAATCTCTTGCAGTTTGATGTTAGCTGCTGCTGCTTCCATACCGTTCGTCAAGTTCGTGATAGGGTCGATGAACACAACCTTGGCACCCCACCCAGCCGCTGCATAGATGTCAGCCTTGAGAGACTCCCACCCCAGATGCTGGTACAGGTTGACCATGCCGAGTTTGCCCTTGAGGACTTCACCGGCTCTGTCGTAAGCATCAAAATCGAAGTCACGATCAGGGTCATGGAACACCTTGCCTACAATCTTGCCAGCGAGAAGTTTGTAAGTCTTCTTGTTGGCCTCTTCTGGCTTAGCCATGAACACTTTGACGCCGTGGTTCTTGATGAAGTGCCCGCCCAACTCATTCAAGAGTTCCGACTTGCCCATCTTAACACCGGCACCAATGTAAATGGTTTCACCATAACGGATACCACGAGTGGTGTCGTTTAGTTTCTCCCAAGGCCATGTCAACTCGCCTCGTTTAGCCACCTCACGTGCTTCCTCGTGCAAGTCCTCACCGAACACAAGACGAGTGTTCTTCTTGACTTCCGCTTTCCACCGTGCTGCTTGGTAAGCTGCCTTACCTTTACCCTTTATGATGCATTCGTTCGCATCCTTGCAGGGTAGATTGATGACTGTAGCGCCTGGGAATACCTTGAGGCACTCCTCAACGGCCTTGTGGCCCGCATCGTCATCGTCAAAACACAGACTGACCTCTTTGAAATACTTGTTGATTTCAGGAGCTAGCCGAGACATGTCCTTATGGGCAGATGCTGCACCATGGGGCAAGCTACAAACGGCTGGGATATGGTCCCTGTACTCAGCCTTCTCGTAAGTGTCAAAGATAACCTTGAGTGCTACAGCGTCCAGCTCACCCTCTGTGATGACCAAACGTCTGGCCCCACTTTCTTTGGCTTGCTGCCACCCAAACAAATCTACCTTCGATTGATCACCTACAGACCAGAACTTCTTGCCTTCAATTAATTTCACCTTGAAGGACTGAAGGCGTCCTTTGTTGTCATAAGGAAAATAGAGGAACTTAAGCGTCTGTCCATCAGCCCGGTCATACCCGACCTTGATACCGTAGTATTCAAGTGCTGCTGCTCGGAGGCGCCTGTCCACTAAATCTACTACCCCGCACTCGCTGATCTCGTCCAGCTCAGCTTGAATTTCTTCGGCTGACTTGGATAGTCGCTCATGCTTGGGGATGTCTTGGATGGTTTTACCGACACCTAACGGGTTTGCTACGTACTTGTTGCACGACCAGCAAAACCCATCTAGGCTCCCATCTTCTTGTTCATAGACCTGCAAACCGTTACGTGTACCGCAACTGTGAGCTGTCTTTAACAGACATTGGCCCATACTCCTCCTTTGTTATTATCGAACCTTGCGCTCTTCAACTACTCTCCATTCACGGCGCAAGATCGTGACTGGCCAGATTATGTTCGCATACCAAGGCTCGAAAAGGTTACGCTTAATCTCCTTTACGTAGTGTCGTGCCTCGTCACGGGTATCACATGCGGCATCCTCTGCCCACAATGGCATGCCGTTGCCGTTCATCAACACCCACTCAACTTTCTTCTTCATTTCGTTACCCTTGGGATTACTATACTGATGGAACAGGGGAAGAGAGGACACTCCTCCCCCAATTTATTTATTAAAATTCGCCATCGTCATCGTCAACATGATCATCGTCGACTACGATTTGAACCTTGGCCGCTGCCTTGCGTGGCTTGCCACCAATACCAGCAAACAACTGTGGTTGTGGTGGTGGTGCAAACGCTACGGGTGCAGCGAATGGGTCAGCAGGGTCGGCGTCCTCACCAATAAAATCCTTTGGAATCAATTGGTTAGGGATGGCGATAGCACCGGACAGGTAGTCCTTGAAGCGTCCCACATAGCCATTGAGGGTCTCGCCTTGCAGGCCGGGAGCAGTGTTCACTTCCAAGACAAAAGCCTGTTGGAGTTTGTCGTTGAAGATTACATCGACCGCACCGAATGCCAGGCCCAAAGATTTTATAGCACGCACCGACTGATCGAGAACGTCGATAGGCACTTGACCGTCTTCGTTACGAGCGAAGACGAAGCCATTGCCGTGGTTGCGGATCTTCCAGTTGATAGCATCGTCAGCCACATCTTTACGACGTGCCTTCCGTTGAATGTCAACTGCAATACCACCGCACACATGGATGCGATACTCTTGTTTCTTGGGGATGTACTTGACGTACAGTGGAGCCTTCTGGATTTCTTCACCAGCCTCTGGCTCTACCAGACGGATGCCTTCACCACTGTGACCGTTCAGGACGTGACGTTCGACCACAGTGAAGCCAGCAGCCAGCCAGTGGCGCGCAGTGTTGAAGTCAGTGGTGTACTCAGGAGTACGGCAATACTCCAGCTCGTTCGGGGCTGGTTCCTTGATAATGACCTTGCCGTAACGTGGGTGAGCGAACTCGCCAACGAAGTCATCAGCGACACCCTTGAAGATGTCATGCACGATGGACAACTCGTGGTTGCCACCAGCGGCGTATACAGCACGAGTCTGGCGACGACCCTCGTTCATACGACGGAACGCCAGCGCCTTGTTGGACGCCTGCTGTACAGCTTGTGGCAGGTTCAGTAGCAGAGACTTACTCACCTCTTCAGGCACCTTGGAGGCGCCCCAGTTGATGACCAGCTTGTCCTTGGAGCCCTTGTACTTACTGTCCTTGTGAGCGATACGGATTAGGTCCAAGCCCTCGGCTAGTGCTTTGCACGATTCGCTGCCGGGTTTGTACGGATAGATTGCTGCTTTCATTTCTTGTCTCCAAGATCAAATTGTGCGCCATTGACGCAGTTGATTCTATCTTCACTAAAAACAGTTACGGTGACGTAACGCAGGCCACCATTTGGTGCACACAACGCCTCAGCCGAAAGCACTTGAGGCGTTGTGACATGGGCAAATGAGGCTATAATCCCCAGGAATAGCCCGAGGAAGAAGGTGAAAAAGGGCATCTTAGTAATCCTCCAGCGGCTCGTTAGGGAACTCAGTGCCCAGTGGGAACTCCAAATCGCCGATCAATTTCTTCTCGACTTCATGGTAGTCTGCCCAGTCAACACAGTAAGCCACGTCCTGAGCACGACGCATGCCAGCACACAACATCTCGGCGTAGCCCTCGCAGGCAAACTCCTCAGCGTGCTTGCCAAGGGCCGCTTTGATGAAGGCTGGTGCTTGCCCTTCACTGAAGCCCTCAATGATCTGTGCGGGGCTCTCAAAGCCTTTGGCGAACTCTCTCAAGCCCACCAGCACCTCAGCCCAACGATAGATCAAGTCAAGGTCACGAGTACCACGCATGGCACGGAACTCAAGACTGCCATACGTGCCCAGTGCTTTGACGTTCATCGACGCATAGCGAAGCTGGTCACTGTGCAGGTTCTGGAACGCCCGAGTCTGTGCAACATCTTCCAGCTGACTGAGCAGATAGTCCGCATCACCAGCCCGTAGACAAAAGAGGTTGCCCTCACGATGCGGACCACACCACTTCACCAGCACTTCTTCCAAGATCAGGTATGCAACCATGAAATTGTAAAGCTGGATGATATTGAGGTCTTGCACGTTTACGTGGACGTGTACACCAGCACGAACGCTGTCTGCCACTTTCGTGTCATGAGCCTTGTACTGGGCGTCGAGGTAGGACAGAGCCAGCTTGGCTTCCTTCAAGCTCATTGGCTTCTCAAGGACGTACTCCCTGGATTCACCGCGGAGTGAGCCGTCTTCCTCGTTCTTCCAGAACTTGTCGAGGTGAGGAAGGCCATTGCCCTCTACCTCAATCTCGATGCCCACATCACCGTCCGTCTTGAACTTCTTAGCAAGACGGAACCATTGCATAACCGTTTTCATAGAGACTCCTTCAATGCCTCATTCAGGTAGGTGTAACTTGGTTCGAGGATGACTGCTTCCCCAACCACGTTACCGACTGGGCGGACTCGCCCCTTGTAGAACACTTGCAGGGCAGAGTCTACTGCCCAGTGACGATGCCATGCCACGGACTTGATCTTCTTCACAGCACCCAGGGCACCCTTGAAGGATGGGTAATCCCCGATGATAGTCTGGGCAATCGACTCGTATGGGATACGATGTGGGTCGATGGCACCAGTGCCTGTGAAGTTGCCACGGCGCAAACCTTGACGCCAGTCACGGCGCATAGGCATGCGGCAGAGGTAGGTTGCATGCTTGTTGTAGTTGCAATAGCCCAGTGGAACTGGATGCAAGTCCAACTCGTCGATAGGGCACATCTTAGCCTCGTGCTCTTCGATCTTGCTAAGCTCAACGTACTGGACAAGCATACCAGGCTTGACACCGTATACCCAGATGGGAACATCGCCACGGCGCACGATGGTTTCATTGAGCCGACTGTTTGCGTACTCGTGATCTTTGCCGTACATGGACATGTTAGGCCACCTTAGCCAGTTCGATGTAACCGTCGGTTTGACGGGGTGCTTTGACGAAGCCAGGAGGGGGTTCAACGCCCAGCTTGT